ATAGCGTTTTACGAAGTCGAAGTATGGATTCTGCATTTTTTCAAATTGGTAGGTGTGGGGTTACGCCAGCGCCCGCCCCCCGCCGGGGGTAGGTGCCGGGGGGGGGGTCGGAAACGGGTCGGAAATCGGGAATGCTAGGAGAATCAACGAGTTACCTACGCGCTGACCGTCTGGTGGACAACTTTACATAATGGGTATTATACGCACTGACTCTTACAATCCCTTGCGAATCAAGCACTTGCGCGTTGTGTAATTTTGCTCGTTGCATAAAACATGTCGCGATGCGCATTTTATGCGCCGTCTTTTGAATCGCGCACGGTCGAATCGCTGTGCGTCGCTGTGTCGCGAGTCAGCTTTTCGGGCTCGATTACGCTCACCGTTTTCATCAGGTTTCGCACGGCTTCGAGGTGCAGCGCTGTCGTGTCAGTCACTTCCAGTTTGGTCTGCATCTTGTCGCCATACGTTTGCATATCCAAACGTGACGCCACCCACTTGCGGATATCAGCCGCCGCTCTCGCTGCATGAGGATCAATCTGCGACTCCTCAACGCTTGATGCGAGCTTCTCCATTCGATCCACATGCCACTGCGCTCGAGCACGTCTTGCCGTGTCGATCATGGACTTGCGCTCCTCGGTTTCCATCAGGAACCGATGAAGCCGCCCGTAAGGAATCTGACTTGCGATAGCAAACTCAGTCAGGCTTCCACCTGTCGAGACGTACTCGCATATCTCGGTCATGAAGTTAGGACTGTTGAGCAGCGCCAGAGCCTTCTGTCGCTTCTCTCGCTTGAGTGGTGATCCTGTCATCAGTCGTCGCTCACATGAACGTAAGTGGTCACGTCTTCCCAGTCTTGGTCGTAGCCCTCAAGAGCCACCACGTCGAAGTTGCTATACGTCTTTTTCGGTCGCTGCTGGTTCTCCTCGAGGTGCGACTTCTTCACGCCCTTGATCGGCCTGTTCTTGATCTCGTCGGCATAGACTCGCCGCCAAACGCGTTCGCTCGTGGAGAATCTGTGCCCACACGTCATACACTCTCTGCGTCGTCTCGCCTCGGTCGGGAACTGGTAAACCTTCACGACCTCGCTCGGTTTCCCGCACTTTGGACATTTCATCTCTCGGGCAGCTCTTTCTTTGCGATCTTCAGCCAATCCTCAAGCGGCTGGATCACGAGGAACTCACGCTTGTCGCCACGGCAGATGACCACCGGAACGTCATAGCCGGCGCAAGCCGCCTTTACCTGGTCGATCCATTCGTACACCGCAATGGACTTGCGGCGCTTTACCTCGATGACGAACTGGGCCAGCCGAATATCGGCACCGCCATCTCTGGCCTGCCCTAGCTCACGCTTGACCACCCAGCCCGTTTGATTCGCTATTTCCTCGCATACTTCCCTTTCGGTTTCTGCGCCGCGTTGTCGTTGTCGTTTTCCCACGTCTCACCCAATAGTCCGGTTGTCTTGCGATATCTACCGCATAACATACCATTTGCACAAGTGCATTGATCTCTCTCGCCTTCTCGGACATCTCGGCAATCTGCTCGACCGTGTATTTCTTTTTTCGGTGCGCAGACTTGTGCCAGGTGTGTGGCAAGCCACCTGTATTCGCGACTCCGCATATCGGGCAATTCTTCCTCATCGCCAATCATCCGCGTCAGATTTCCATCCGATCATCTTACTGGCCTTCGGTAGTTCCTCGTACTTGGCCTCCTCGGCCCTCGCCGCTGCCTTGTCGAACGTGTCGAAGACGCCAAGGTTCTTGGGGATAGCCTTGCCATCAGGGCCACGTCGCCAGACGACGAACTCCTGTTTACCTCCGATAGTCTGCCCGCGGATACTGAACCGACGACAGGCTGAGGTCTTACCCCAGAAGTCGGAGTCCTCCCACGACAACGGCCCGGTTAGGTTCAGACTAGTCTGTCTAGCCATCGACCCACCCCGGTTTCTTGCCCACCTCACCGGCTTGGTCAACGTAGTGGACTAACTTGCCCCCGAACTGCTCCTGAAACGTCTTGAGCACGCTGAAGTCATCCGGCCCCATCACGTCGAGCATTCGCTGTGCTAGTGGCGTGGACGCAACAGGCTCGGAAAGCGTCATGCGCTTCTCGACCTTCCTTGACTGGGGTTTGAACTTGGGGGACATGAGCACTCCTGTCGTGAACTGGGGAAAGACTGGGGAAAATCCAAAACGCGTGTAAGTCATTGATTCTTGGTTCCCCCAGTTAAATCCCCTATATACAACTGGGGAACTGGGGAACTGGGGGAAGAACCCCCAGATTCCCCTCCCTAGTTGCTTAAGCAAGTTGGGGAAGACTTGGGATAACTGGGGGAAACTGGGGGCAATTATGTTGCTCAAAAGGGTACCTCCTCTTCCTCGGCCTCGCCCTTCTCGCCCACCTTGTACCCCTGAACGTACCGCCCCTTCGCATGATCCCGCACGCTCACCTTGGTGATGCTCCCATCCTTCTCCCATTCCTCGAGGATGCGACGGATCGTGCTACGCGCCCCGGCGTCGTTAAGGTCGAGCTCCATGTGCTGCGCGAGGATGCGACCCACCCACATGACGCTGCGCACGTCACACCGGGTCGAGAGCGGGTCTTTGTTGTACGCCCCCTCGATGTCCCGCAACACGATAGCCTTCTGCCCGCTCGTGAGGTGCGTGTCCGCTGTCGGTGGCGACCAGTCGCGTACCACGCCCACCTTGTCCCCCTCGTTGTACACGGCATTACCGTTGCCGAGGCTGACGCTAACCAACTGCCGCCACAGCCGCTCGTCGGTCGGCGGCCTCATGTTCGCCTTCGGGTTCTGCAGCCAGAAGTACCGCCGCCGCTCCTTCACGTCGATGGCATACCGCTCTGCCTCCGGCTGACTCATTGGCGATGCGATCCGCACGCTGCGACACGCCCCGAGCAGCGCCGACGCACCTCGCACGTCCTCGCTTGACGCCTCGTTGCCATTGCCCTTACGGAAATGATGCACGATCTCGACCGCTACATTCGCCTGCTCGGCGACGGCGCGCCACTCCCACATGACCTTTTCCATCGCCGGGTTGTTGTTCTCGTTGACGGCGTGGGTCGCGATGAACGGGTCAAGGATCATCACGTCGATGGCTTGCTCGCGCATCTGCTGCACGACCTGCTCACGCACTGCCGGAATCTGTACCACCGTCCCATCGAGCTCCTCTGCCACGATGATGCGAGTATCGCGACCGCTCGTCAGGAATAGATTGCCCGCCACCTCGCTCGGCTCGACGCCGTGCTCCATGCAGATTGCAACCAGCCGGCGCTGCAACTCGTCCATCGGGTCTTCGCCGTTATGTACCCAGACGCGCAGTGCGCCGGTCGGCAGCGCCCACTTGCCGCGCAACAGGTCGCGACCGATAGCCATGCTGACTGCTTCCACCATTGTCATACTGGACTTGCCACCACCGCCCGCGCCGGCAGTCATGCTGACCATGCGCCTCATGTAGTGGAATCCGTAAAGCCACTCACGCGGTGGGATGGCTGCGGCAGAGATCGGCTCCCAGCGTTTGGCGACGATGCCGGTGTTCATGCTAAGTTCGCTCTTCTGATTGCTAACGTCCGGCTCTACGCTACGGATCATTCCTTGAGCCTCCGGCACGTCCGCATATTCGTTAGCCTCAAACTTCGGCATATCCACCGGCGGCCCAATCCTTACCGCCTCCGGCATCGACACCCAGCCGCCTGCCTTGGCCGCGTTGAAGAGGCTTCCGAGCGTAACCCCGCCGCCACGATCTAAGTGGAACGACTGCCACCGATACTCCATGTCGGCGCGCCCTGCGTAATTCGCCGGTAGCTCCCCGGTGATGCCGCCACTTGACCACGAGTCCCAAAGTTCAAGCCCGTCATCGGCACCGCCGGAGGCATAGTGCAAGGCCATGCCTACCATGAGCCACGCGTCGTATCCAGCCGGGTCAACGTAGGCAAGCGCCTCGGTGATGCGCGACAGGTCGCGCTGGAAGTCCTGACTGGTTCCGGGCTTCGGCGGCAGCTTCTTCGCTAACTCCGCCGGCAGTTCCAAGTCCATGCGCCGCTCGTCAATGAGCCCTGCGGGTAATGGCTGGATGTCGTTGTTGAGCCCGTGCTGCCCATAATGCAGCGGCCACCAAATGATGTACCCACCCTCGGCGCGAATGTCGATGCCGTCGCGCTTGACCTTACCGAGCGTGACACTGACGCCGCCACGGATTTTGACGCCGTGCGGCAGGCTGAAGAGATAGTGCCGCCCGCCGCTACCGCCGCCCGTCTGATGGACTCGGGTGCTGGTCAGTGCTTGTTGATTTTCGACCAGCCACTCTTGAGCCGCGTGAGAAGCCGCTCGATGATCGTAGTCGAGGACGGCGAGTCCTGTTCGTGATCCGGTGGGTACGCCCACGAGTGCGTCGGGGCGATCTGCCCACCAGCGTTTGATTTGGGCTTCGTCTTGCGTGGCGTCTTTGAAGCCGTTTTTGGTGAGCGGGCTTTTGGCGCGGAGCGTCCGCCCTTCTGAATCTTTCTCATCGTTCCTCCTGCAAGGAAATACTGGGTACTTCTTCGCCAGATCGAGCACGCGCTCGACCGGCACGATTGCCGTCAGTTCTGGTTTCATGGGTAGATATCCGGTCGTAGAGCCTTGCGTGATACACCAGTTGCGGCCTCTACGGCAAGGACGCGGAGAACGGGAACCTTGCCAGCGGTAAGCCACTGGTGGACGGCCTGTGGCTTGACCTTAAGTTGACGGGCCAGAGCAGCCTGCCCACCGGCCTGGGCAACTGCATGGAGCAAGGCCGCTGTGGGCGGCTGAATGTTGTTTTTGCGCATATAGTCGGAAGGGTATCAAGGCGCCCTTTGTGGCGCAACAAAATAATTTTCAAGAAGTGCTTGACGAACACTTGCCAATGTGGAGAATAGGAATCCCCGGCAGCGCCGTGCTGCCAAGAAGTGATAAAAGGAGATAAAAATGAGTTTCATCGCACAAGCAGATCGAGAGTACGCAGAAGGCAAGGGCAGCGACCGCCGCGACCAGCAGTGGATTTTGTCTGACCGCGATGTTTGGTATCGCAATCCGTTTTATAAAGGCCCGCCGCAGCCGCATCCAGAAGATGAAAGCGATTACGACGACGAGGTGGCGGCCTAAGCCGCCCCTCACGGGAGAAGTGCATGAACAAAGTGATCGCAAACTTCATCAACCACGAGACCGCGATGATGTCGTCGGTGCAGCGCAAACAGGACGACACGTTCATCGTGCACCTGGCAGACCTCGACAGTGACTCTCGAGTGCCGCCGTCTCGCATCTTTAAAGACGTTGACGTTGCCACTCAATATGCCGAGTTCGTTGTCGGCAAGGGCGGTGTCAAATGCTAGAGCTTATCTCCGGCTACGCCACCCCCGCCGACTGGATGATGGCCGCCTACGGCCTCGCCATCTTCGCCGCCGTCTGCTTCGTCACGGCAGTTATCACGGGTGAGTGGTAATGAGCCTCTACACCCACAGCGGCCCACTGCCCGCCCACAAGTACGTTTGGCTTGAGCCCAACGCCTGCGGTCGTCACGACTGGCTGCGCGCAGTCTGGTTCGGCATCACCTCATTCCCTGGTCGTGCACTCGGCTGCCACGTCATGCTCGAGAGCGGTGCCGTCTACCGCAACGTCGGCCTGCACCAACTCGCCTCGCGAC